GATTCTCATTTAGATTTCATGCAAGTGAGAGTTATCGATGCACCTTTTTGGGTAGTCTTAGTTATCTAGGTGTTAACCCTATCCTATCCTTCCCTTAGTGTTTACCCTACCATTGAATCCTCTGTTTAGGGTTGTTGTTTATTCCCGACATGGTTAGTTACTAACCCTACTCTCTCAAATGGTTCGTCTATTCTGTAACCCAATGAATGCAAATGTTGGTAGAGGGCTAACAGGTTTTCAAAACCTTGGGAGATATTCCCTTGTCCTACTGTTAACAGGATTTGACGTTTGGGGTTGTCTAGTTTTCGTCTGAACTGAACAGTATCAATTTTGGGAGGTCTAGCCATTGTCCAACCTTGAAAAGAATTAAATTAAATTAATTGTACTTTATTAGGGTTTGTCCCTATTCTTTTTTATTTTTTTGTTGTTACTATATCTATACCGAACTAGCGGAACTAGTGTCTTTTAATAGGTGTGAACATGAGAGCATTTTATAAAATTGGTTCTTTATTGGTTAAAGCTTATGACATGGGAGACGATTGGAAAATTGTTCGCCACGATGGAAAAGAACAATGGTTTTCTAAGTGGCAACAAAACGAATATGCTTCGTTAAGCAAAGCATTTTATGAGGTTGTAACGAATACTCATAATAAATTCGGTACTGATTTTATGTTTAATGAATCGCTTATAACACTTTGCGATTCTCCCTGTAACTCTTAAATAGGTGTCAAAATGAACTACAGATCGGAATTTCCAACCTTTGACTTTGAAATCCCTTTTATCGAGGGCTTTACAGACAAGTCTTACCGCAACGATGTTTGCCCAAGCTTCTATAGCCAACTCAATGCCACTCAAGACATTGTCCTATGGGTAGACTTTGCTAATCCCAATCGTAGGGAGAGTGGCTTTAAACAATTTACCATTTGCATCAACCCAATCAATGACGAAGAGTTAGACATTGAGTCGGACGCTAATGTTGCTTTTACTACCGATTCATGGGACGAAGTGATTGCCAAAATTAATCAGATTTGGGGAGAGTGGGCATGAATGACAATCACAAAGACATTCTCACCGCTCTTTTGGTAGGTCTAGCCCTTTGTGTCGGTCTATTGGCTTACTTTGACATTTTGGTCAAATAAAAGCTTGCAGCAAGGGTTATCCCTAGTTTTCCAGGTGTTCGCAAATCACTAAAATTGCATCCTCAAATCAACTTTTAATAGGTGTTCATATGACAAACAAAACTCTCACAAACCAACAAATTCAAGAATTAGCAGAAAATGCTTTGCATCAAGCTTGTGCCCATATGCAAGATGCCATTGGGGTTAAAACAGGGGATTGGGCATCCATGTTCTTTTCGGGAGAATGTGCGGACGTAATCCATGCAATTTTCTCTGATTACATCAAAAGCGAATTGAGAGGTGAGGAATGAAGCTTGAAACAATCTCTCGTGGCGGGTTCAATGGTCTATATATGACACACCCACTAGGTCGGGAAAAGTTTGGCTATTTCTTGATTACCGATTCAATGGGTGAACAACCTCCAATTGTTGGTGAAAAATGTGCCATAGGTTGGTATACGGACGATGCCCAATTTTTGGGTTATCTTGATGTAGATCAATGGATTCAACTGTAATTTTTTAACTTTTTAATAGGTGTTAATATGAAAAATCCTTACAAAACCATCCTTCAAAATGAAGGTTTGCCATACAAAACCCTCTTGGGTACATCATCCACTAAAACAGTAAAAGGGGAAAAACTAGGGTTTTTAACCGCTATCCTTTATTTAACCCCTGATGACAATCTATGCCCATTGGCTAGATTAGCGGGTTGTATGGAGGGTTGTTTGTACTCTTCAGGGAGAGGGGCATTCAATTCAGTTCAAAACGCTAGAAAAGCGAAAACTGATTTTTGGTATGCCAACCAAAGGGCATTTTTACTATCACTTTGTGCGGACGTTTGGTCATTGCATCGTTCTGCAGCAAAATCAAATCAGAAGCTTTTAGTGCGTCCAAATGGGACAAGTGACATCCCTTGGGAGAATTACCCAATCATTGATGGCAAAACAATTTTTCAGTTGTTTCCCGATGTCCAATTCTATGATTACACAAAACACCCATCTAGAAATTTGGAAAACAAAACACCTGGTAATTACGATCTAACCTTTTCGTTCTCTAGCATCACACCCAAACCGATATCAATTAAGGGATTGACCAACAAAAACAATTCTAGGGTTGCGGTTGTTTTCCAAAGAAAAGAGGATATTCCACAATCTTTTCGCTCATGGGAGGTTATTGATGGGGACGACACCGATGTCCGACACATTGAACCCAAAAACGTAGTTGTTGCCCTTTATGCCAAAGGCAAAGCAAAAAAGGATCATTCGGGTTTTGTTCAAATTAAAGGTGTTCATTATGCATAAATATCAATTGGCAATAGAAAACTATGAGTTTTCAGATAAAGTTAAATCAAAAACTATTATGGAGATAATAAAACATTATGAAGGGGTTATTGATGATGCTAGTAACTCAACTATTTATTTTGGGTTTCCAAATGAATTAAAACAATTGTGCGTTAATGGTTCATTGCATGAAATTGGTGTTTGCTGCGACCTTTGGATTGAAGGGGTCAGAAAATGAAATTTTACAAAGCCATTTTTGATTCTAGACGTTTTCAATTTGAAGCTTATGCCATTAATGAAACATTAGCCAAAGAACACCTAAAAAAGGGATTAAATAATCACGCCAAGGATTATCAAATGCCCCTTGATTGGTGGCATGAATACGGAGGGGATATTTATGTTGTTGAAATAGAAATAGGTTCACCCTCTTTCAATTCGTGTTATCGGGACAATCATTTAATATCGGAGGGCAAATGATTTATGCTTGTGTTGCCCTAATCCTCCGAATACTGACTAAACGATAACCTCTAACCCGCCATTGTGCGGGTTTTCTTTTGCCTAAAATAAGCCAAAAACCGCAAAACCCTTACTCTGGGAAATCCTCAGCCCTAAATTGCAGTTCCTGAGCGAACCAGAGGCGTTCTAACATGATATTTTGCAGGTACTGGCGTGCTTCTATGGTCTTTTGAAAACGTGCGCTCATTTCCGCTATTTCCTCACGATCCCAAAGCACTACATTTTCAGATTTTTCTTCTAGGCGTTTGCGGATAAATTGGGCACGCTCTTGAAGTGTAAAAAAAGGCTTGTCAGCAAGTGCCCGATTGCAGTCTTTGCATGAGTTGACAAGATAAAATCCGATTTTTCGCTCTTTAAACCATTTAAGGTCTTTTGCATCACACCATGAAATTGGCGGGCAATGATCTACTTCTGACCATTTGTCACCACAATAAAAGCAGCCAGCCCTACTACTCCAATGGCGCTCATAACGATGCCCATACTGTTTTAACAGTTCTAATCGATATGCTTTTGAAGTGCGTTTAATGGCCATATAAGACCATTTTACCCAGTTACCCCTTGCCCATCATCAAAAAAACGCCTAAAACGGGCTTTTATTGCCTTTTGAGGGCATTTCCTCACACAATCTGCGGATGGTTTCATTGAGGGCGTCTATTTCATCCATTTTATTGATTGCCCATGCCCTCTTTTGCCCATGCCATCCCATCACTGGATTTCGATGGCAATCAACGCAAAGGGCAATGCAGGTATATTGCAAGCCCTGTTTGTAATGATGGGCTTCGCTTGGGGGGTGTGCCTGGCAAACTGAACACGGGAGGGATTTAACCCTTGCAAGATGTAACCTCTCTTTTGCGTTCAGTTTATTATTCATTGTGTGGCTTTGATTTCCATGCGGGCTGAGTATTGGTTTGTTCTCCACACCTCAATTCTTGCTTCAGCTGCCCTCATTAAAAAGCGATATTCTTCCTCAAGGGTGACCGCTTCTCTAATGCCCTCTAATATCCCGACATAATCAGCGTGGGCATAGGCATAAACCTCTTGTTTGCCTAAAACCTCTGTTCCCGCTTGACTCATAAGCTGGGCTTTGCGGGATTTTCTGAACTCTTCCAAGTACATCCGATCCGCTTTTGCTTTTGCATACAAAGGTGCGGTATCGATTAGGTATTGGATGGCTTTGGTTGGTTCGTTCATACATCCTCTTGCTTGTAGTTCAGTTTGTGATTCTGAAACCGCATGGCTGCCTCAATGTCTAATTCTTTAAACTGCTCGTCAGAGAATAGCCCTATGACGTTGCGACCCTCAAACCAAACCTCTTTGATGGACTCGTTATAGGTTGTCTCTCCATCGTTTTCATACTCATAAACGACAGTAACCACTTCGCTACCAGCACCTGTTGTTGTGTCAAATTCCCAAGTTTTTTCCATGATTCACTCCTGTTAAAAATTTAATGTTATCAATGATTTTGTGTTTTTCTATTAGGACTTACCCTAATCTAGGCATTCTTTTACGCAAATATCAACGCCTGGCAGACTTGAATAAACCTTCGTAACGTGGATGTTTATGATCTGCGAATCGTCATGGTAGACAACCCCGTTCATGCCATCTTCTACACTTTTTAGGATATTACTTGCGTCAGGCTTCTTTGTTGGCTTCTCTGACCCGTTTTCAATGGCTTGCAGCCTCTTTTTGGTTGCCGATGCGGGGATTGGCACTCGAATATAAAGATACAGGCTCACAGGGGTTTCTAGTGGTTCAGACGCACCCATTGCCTCGATTGCAGAATCCTTGATTAAAGTCTCATAGGTTCTAGTTTTCTCAGGGGTGTAAGTTTGCACAAAGTTTCCCCTCTTGACGTATCTAGCCCTTTGCTTGCCAACAGGGTTAGCGTCTACTTTAAAAGTCACCATGAATGTCATTTTAGGATTCTCCATGCGGTAGCTGCACACAAGGGGACTTGCCCGTTTCCAATGGCTTTAATTCGCTCCATCCTAGCGGCCACCCCATGAGCCACTCGACCCACGTTGGGTTCAGTTGACCACCAGTTTGCGTGTCCAATTGGTGAGCCACCACTCCGAGTCCAGGTGACTTCCTGTTTCCCGCAGTCTTCCCGTCTTTCCAATCCCGAGCATTTGGAGTCGGAAGAAGTTTCTCTCTCTCCGCTTGCTTCACCGCAGTAATCAGATTGATTTGATGTTTCTTGTTCAGCAAGTTCTCTTCGCTCCGAGGGCCTCTCTTGCCATCCCATGCATTCGGTGTTGGCCAATTCTGCAATCTCTTTTTCAAAGCCCTGCGACTGTTGCTCCCACCATCTAATCCTGTCGTGTTGGGCGTGTGGAAGTTGTCCACGCCATTTGGCACGAATCCAAATCCTGTCCCTCTGATGGTTCGCTCCAATGTCGTTTGCTCCCAACACTCCCCATTTCGCATCAAACCCCATTGAGGCCAAGTCTCCGAGAACGACTCCAAGTCCCCGAGAAGTGAGCATTGGTGAGTTTTCCACGAGGACGTATCTGGGTCGTACTTCGTAAATGATCCTCGCCATTTCTCCCCACATTGCGCTTCGCTCTCCTTCGATTCCAACTCCTTTTCCTGCGGCTGAGATGTCTTGGCATGGAAAGCCGCCAGATATGACATCAACAATTCCTCTCCAAGGTTCTCCTCTAAAGGTTTGAACGTCATCCCAAATCGGGAAAGGCGGGAGAAGCCCGTCATTTTGTCGGGCGCACAGTACGCTTGCGGGGTACTGCTCCCACTCGACTGCACAGACTGTTCTCCAACCAAGGAGATGTCCCCCAAGTATTCCTCCACCAGCACCTGCGAATAAAGCCAACTCATTCAATTTGTCCTTCTTTCATTTGACGCATATAAAACCTGACCCGATCTCTTGCTCCTGATCCGTAGACCTTTTCGCAACGCTCAAGCCTGGCACGAACAAAATCATTGTCTCTCAGTGATTGCCAAGTTCGGTATATCTCCCTTGCTTCGGCTTTCTCTAAAACAACTCTGTCTCCCTCATTAGAGATGTTTTTTCTACTGTATGCCATAGGTACATACCCTACTCATCTAAGTCTCCAGTTAAGATTAATGCTTCAGTAATAAGACGTACGGGATATGGTACGCCTTCCTTTACCTTGTCCAACAGTCTCATGGCTTCAAAGTAGTTCATTCTTTAGTTTCTTTTCTAAGACATAAGACCAAACTGCACCACCAGAAACCTTAGCAATAAACTGAAGTGCCACAATTTCAGGCATCAAAACACCAAATGCAATGGTTGGGAACAATAACGAATCTACGGCAGCGCCAGCAGTATTTGAAACATTTGCTCGTTTAATCCATGAGCCTGTCGTTCTCATAAAAACCGCCCAATCAACCAAAGCGGCAACCAAGAACGCTACGGCAGAAGCTACTGCAATCATTCCTGCGGCAGGGTTTAGCAGATAAGTTAATCCACCTGTGCCGACAATTAAACATCCCATTTGCCAAGTTTTAAGGCGAACATGAAGCCAGTCTCTCAATGTCAGATCAAGTCCGATAAGAAAAAAGGCGTTTATTGGGCTAATCGATGGGCCAAATGTCGCCACCAAAAGGTTTGCCAAGGTCATTGCTACGGCATAAATAATTAAAGCAAAAATCATAAAAGTGTTTCCTGTTCCATTGGTTGATAAAAGTTCCATTGAGAAGGCGCATTAAATGCCTCGATCCTAGAACGCATGATTTGCGCTCTTGCTTCCTTAGTAGGCGGCAAATAATTGCCATGTTTCCAATGCACATCAATGCCTACATTCCTGCCAATATTGGTGCTATCGGCTGATGAAAATGGTAGTTTGGTGAAGATTGCGGGGTCTAACATCCTCAAACCATGCAGTTTGCAAGCAGGTCTTCCCATGTCATCACAAATAATCCGCATTGCCTGACTCATCTTTACCCACCAAAGAGATGTTCCTACTGTAGAAAACTCTCCAGAACTGCCAATGCAGACTCGAACATAAGTGTTTGCCAGTTGTTCTAGTCTCTCAAGGGATTCGTGCATATGCCAAACGGGTGCGCCAAACCACTTGGGTAATGGGCAATCTTTCAGCAGGGCATCATTGTCTGCCTCGTTTCCATCAATTACATCGGGAATAACGGCAAAGTCGCAAGAGGGGACTTTTTTCAAGTCTAGTGACCAATCGTAGAAAGGCTGCCAATCAGAAATTGGTTTACCTTGTCTCCAAGCAGAGAATGCTCCATTGTCTATGGCAAAGGACTGACAGACCTCGATTGCTGATGCAAGCTGATCAGAATGAGCAAACGAAACAAACGCATGACCACCTTCTATTGCTTTGACTGCTACTGTGGCAGGAGTTATTGGTAAGCCGTGATAGTGGATCATGCTTTTCTCCGCAACTCTGCCATCTTTGCCAAGACTTCTAGCGGTATAGGTGCTGCCTTCAAAGCATCAGCCTTGATCTTCTCAAGTGCAGGGTCAGGCTCATTTTTGCTCGGAACTGTGAGCCTCACTATGTCGGCAGGGTTTGCTTTGGTCGCAACCCAATCTGCTTTGAATGCTTGCCAACCACGAACAACACATTCCTCTAAGGCTTTTTCTAAAGTCCAACCAGCTTTGTTTGCTTCGATGGTTATGGCATCAATTGCTCTTTGGGTTATCGGGGCTTTCTTGGCTTTCCTCAAAGTTTTGAATTCCTGCCAAACAGAATCAGAAACGCCTTCAGGCGTAGGTATTACTTTTGTTGGTGAAGGTTTAGATATAGGTGTAGGTGAAGGTGAAGGTGATGTGCTATCTGCCGAGCATACCTCCGAGTATGCTTCGTCTATGCTTGGAGCATTTCTTTCCTTCCATCTAGCTTCAGCGCCAGCCTTCCCACGTTTAACATTTGCTTGTTTATTGTGTTTGGCTTTGACCATTTCAGCCTCAATCCGATGCTGTACCCACAAACCATTGTGTACCTCAAAGAATGGTTGAAGCATAGTCCGAGCATTACTCCAAGCATCAGGAGATAGTTTTGTAATCTGGGCAAGAACTTGGTCATTGTCAGGCGGTGCGCCATTTTTCCAATAATCCATGATAAGCAACAGGTATGCACCATGCTGTTCTGTGGTCAACCTTGAGGTTGCAGAAAGGTAATCCGCTATGTATAGCGGCATCCAAATGTCGACTTTGGTAGCCATAATTTTCCCGCTTTTTAAAACACCCTTAGAAGGAATTGCCAGCAGGAGAAGGGTTAACTCTTTTCGGTTGGGTAGCAACTCCCGACCTAGCTGGATTCCATAATATCAAACTTATTCTACTTTGTAAATCAAATAAATTGATTATTTGTGATTTCGTTTGTTGGTTTTCTGCCAAACAAACGAATAGCTTGGTTGTTCATGGAAGCATACTCAGCCTTAGAGAAGATGCCCTTGGCGTTTCTGATGTCAAACGGGTTTAGCAGATCTCGAGGTTCTTCAACCTTTTCAGCCTCAATCATGTGCGGTGCTAGGGTGTACTGAGAAACCCATGACCGACCCATCTTAACCTTACCAATTGTTAATTTCTTTTTGTAGCTCATCTTTGTGCAACAAGCTGCAATGGATAGTCTTGGTATCCCTGTTAAATCCTCTATTTGGTAGGATGTAAGTGGGCCATTTTGCAAGGCTCTGATAACTGCTTCTTGGGTCATTTGTAAAGGTTCTCCAGGTTGATTGTTCGGTTTAGATGGAGTTCTAGCGTTCTGGCAAGCAAAGCTGTTACAGCCGCATCAAAGTCCTCTGGTTCGGTTGTATAAGCATCTGCCATTGTTTGGGCGTACCCATGCAAGGCTTCAGCGCATCTTTTTTCAAGTATTTCAGTTTTCATGCTCAGAATACTACTGTTGTTTTTTTGCTTGTCTATTAGGGTTTATCCCTAGATATTTTCTGTAAAACCTGTGGCACATTATCGGTGTGGGCAAACAGTAACCCACGTTTAACAGGAGTAAATATGCCGATTCTTAATGGAAAAAAGGTCGTTGACCTAGAAGTAGATGGAGTAGATAGCAGAGACTTCCCAGATTTCTCTGATGCCTACTTCTCAAGTGGATGCTATGAAGATGGAACACCCTTAACAGAAGATGAGTTGAACAAACTCACCGATCTGGCTGGTGACGTTCTGTGGGAGATGGCTTACGAGAGTCTCACATGAAAACACTATTTCAATTCTTTGTGGAAGAGTTCTCAGACATCCACTACTGCCCCTATTGCCTAGCAATCAAGGGAGATAAAATAGTTTGCTGCCAAGAAGCAGACTTCATCGAGTTCAAGGATTTATATCCTGACCAACAAAAAGAGATTATTCAACAAGAGTTAGATGAAAATCAAAGGAGTTAATATGAGTACCTACACACAAGACCCAAACCAACCAGGCTTATTGGTTGAGCGCAAAGAGTTAATTGAGAAACTGTTGGCAAAGAACGTCAATGGTCATCTTGAGAAAAAGAATGGCTTGTCTTACCTGTCATGGGCTTGGGCATGGGCAGAGGCTCTTAAAGCTGATGCAGACGCTACTTATCGGGTAGAGATGTTTGATGGCAAATGCTTCATGGACATCAACGGCACAGCAATGGTGTTCGTTACAGTCACCATGTTTAAAAAGCCAATGACTTGCCAATTACCCGTCATGGACTATCGGAACAAGGCCATCCCTAACCCAGATGCTTTTGCAGTCAACACAGCCATTATGAGGTGCATGACCAAGGCTTTAGCCCTACATGGACTCTCTCTGTACATCTATGCGGGTGAAGACCTACCAGAAGAGGGCAGATCAGTAGTGATTACACCCACTCAGGGCGCACAAGATAATATTCCTCCAGAGGAATTACAGTACTTGCAAGAGATGGCAGTTGAATTGATTGCCACTTGTGAGCAAGGTGACCCCAAGGCAGCTTGGGTTAAGTTAGAGGGAGAGAACCTAGACGATCAACAAAAAATTGCTCTGTGGACACTCCTACCCAGTAAAGTGCGTTCAGCTTTGAAAAAGGCTAAGGAAATCTAATATGGACAATAAACAAAATCAACGGGACAACAGTGGGGTCTTGTTCAAATCCGACAAAATTGAAAACGAAAGGTCTCCTCAGTACAAAGGAAATATTACAGTAGATGGAAAAGACTATTGGATTTCCGCTTGGATAAAAGAAGGAAAGTCAGGCAAGTTTATGGGCTTGGCAGTATCACCAAAGGAAGAATACAAACCCAAGCCTTCTGAGCGTTCTAAGGCTACAAACTTTGATAACGCAGAAGACCTGCCTTTTTGAGTTAATATAAACCCGAGGGGAGAGCTGTGCAAAGGATTTTCCTAGCTTGCAGACGAGCAGTTTTCCCCTCACCCAATAGGAGTGAATGATGACATTAGATAAAACATGGTTTGGTGGTGC